CTATCAAAAACATAAATTTGAATTAAAATGACAACAGGAAGTTTAGAACAAATAACGGTAAAATCAAACAACGTAAACATTTTAGGTGTTGATGGTCCTGTTTTGATCAACACAAATAAAGAAATACATTTAAGTGCTACTAAACAAGTAACATTTGATGTGGGTCCTCTAAATTCAAAAGACCCACAATATAAGTTTCAAGTAAATAGTCCAAGAGTAGAATTAGGAGTACAAGTAAACCCAGTAGATAAATTAGAAGCTATTCCAAAGTCAGATCAACTCATTATGATCTTACAACAAATGTTGAGTATTATGAATGACATAGCTACCAATCCAGAAGAAGTAAAATGTATTACTGGTGAAATAGAACAATTACAAAAACAACTTTACAAAATAAAATCAGAAATTAGTTACACACTATAATGGCTCTAATAGAACAAATAAAACAATTTCAAACAGGAAGTATTTCAATAACATCCGTTACTAAAAATACACTTCCAGGCACATTGTCTGTGCCTAATGTTACTGGTTCTATGAGTAAAACTTTAGAGTCATTGAATAAACTAAGCAGTAAACAAAACGAAATAAGTAGTTTTCTAAATGACAGTGGAATAAATGGCGGTGATCAACCATTTAGTATAGCTAAGTTTGCTAGAGAATTTATTACTAAACAACAAACTACAAATGAAGGTGAAACTTCTAAAGTAACTGACTCAAGACCAATTACAAGAAAAGTAAATCAAATAACTAAAAAAGTAGTAGACGGAATTGTTCAAAATTACTTACAGTCAGGAAAATTACTTAGTTTACTAGAAACACAAGTAAATAAAATTTTGAAACAAGCTAGTGTACAGTATGTTAGTGTAGAAAATGGACAAATTCAAGCTCAACCTATTCAAAATAAAGAAGTAGATCAAGCTATTACTAACATTCAAAAAATCTTAGATGGATACACAAAATCAATAGACAAAGCAGCTCGTCGTATTTACAATACTGATCCTATAAAATCAACAAAGGACTTACAACAAAATTTGAGTCTAAATCATACTATCGATTTTATCAAAACTATTATTTCAATCGCACTTTTGATATTACAAATCAAAATAAAAATAAGAAAAGCACAAGACATAGCAGCAGCTGCAAATGCTGCAGCTCAAGTTCCTGTTCCAAACATAGCTTTAGCAGCAAAGTTAACTCAACAAGCTACTGAAAACACTGCTGGTGAACAAAAACAATTAGACGACTTAGCATCAACTCAAGAACGTATTTTAGCTATAAAAGGTAAAATAGATTTTTATGGTAAAAAATACGAAATGTCAAAGTCAAAAATCTTAGATTTACAATCACAAATAAACAGTTACCAAACAGGACTATTCAATAAAGCTTTACAAGGTGTAAACAATCAACTAACTGGTTCTTATAATCAAGTAACTGGATCAGTAACAACAAAACTAACCAAATAATTTTTAAGTACAATATTTATACAATATATGAAATCCTCAGAATTAATACAGATTATTCGTGAAGCAGTTCGTAAAGAAGTAAGAGCTGCTATTAGGGAAGAGTTATCGAAACAACAACCAATCAAAGAAGTTTACAATCCTACTATTGAATCAATAAAAAAAGCCCCTAAACCAAAACCAACTGGAAACAGTTTACAAGACATTTTAAATGAAACTGCCTATGAAGGCGAATGGAGAACAATGGGTGGTGGAACTTATGGTGCTAGTCAAGCTCAAAACTTTGCTGGTTTTCAACAACAAATGATGAATGAATATGGTGGTGGAGTAGTAAACAGTGTAGAAAGCTTTATTCAAGCAAACAACAATGGTGCTCAAGACATAAGACAAGTACAAGTAAATGCTGTGCCTGATTTTAGTGGTATGATGAAAACTATGAAACAAAAAGGAATGATCTAATGTCTGTAAGACCAATTTACTCATATAATGGTACTGAAATAAACGTTCCTAAAAGGGAAATTGGAATAAGCTTACGATTTCAAAGACAAGGAGTATTCACTAGTACTTACACAACAGCAGAACAAACTAAAAATCAACTTATAAACTTTATTCTTACTAATCCAGGAGAAAGATTTTTTGATCCTGCTTTTGGAAGTGGAATTAGATCTTTACTATTTGAACAAAGTGTTGATTTAGACAGCTTGAGTGACACACTAAAAGAAAAAATAGAATTGTATGTTCAAAATATAAAAGTAAGTAGTGTTCTTATACAACAAGGAGACTCAAACGACATAAGTATTGCTATAGTTTATTCAATTCAAAACATACAAGATACTCTAAATATAACCCTAACTAACGAAACATTATAATGTCTATACAATATCTAAATAAAGACTTTCAACAGTTACAACAAGCACTAGTAAACTACATAAAAAACAATTATCAGAACTATACTGACTTTGGTCCTAGTTCACCTGGTAATATGTTTGTAGACTTGTCTGCTTATGTAGGTGACGTTTTAAGTTACTATACTGACACACAAGTACAAGAAACCTTACTTTTAGAAGCAAAAGAATTCAAAAATATTCTTCCTATTGCTTATAGTTTAGGGTACTCGCCTAAAGTAACTCGCCCATCTAGCGTGGTTCTCGACGTATATCAACTAATACCTTCCGATGCAGCGAATGCTTACGCGCCTGACTGGAGATACACGGTAAGATTGCCCGAAAATACACAAGTTGGAAGTACAAGTCAACCTAACATTGTTTTTCTTACTCAAAACTTAGTTGATTTTAGCCACAGTAGCAGTATTGATCCTACAGACATTAGTGTTTATAACTACTACACAGCAACTACTAATCCAATGTTTTATGTTTTGAAAAAACAAGTAGGTGCTTTTAGTGGAACTGTCAAAACTCAAGACTATACTTTTACCAATCCTCAACAGTTTGAAAATGTTATTTTAACAGATCAAAATATTATTCAAATTTTAAGTGCAGAAGACAGTGATGGAAATCCTTGGTATGAAGTTCCTTACTTAGCTCAAGACACAATTATAGATAAAACTTACAATGTAAGTACATTTGAGCCTAACTACAGTCAATATAATGACCAGGCTCCATTTATGTTGAGACTAAAAAAAGTAAACAAAAGATTTACAGCTCAATTTTTAGACAGTAGTAGTTTACAAATTAGTTTTGGAGCAGGAACAACAGGAAAAGACAGTGAATTAATCATTCCTAATCCTTACAACGTTGGTTTAGGAATTCAAGATGGAATTTCAAAGTTCAACACAGCATTTGATCCATCAAACTTTTTCTTTACAAACGAATACGGTCAAGCTCCAACTAATACAACAATTACTTTTACTTATGTTGTAGGAGGAGGACCACAAAGTAATGTTCCTGCTAACGACGTTATTCAAAATGTTTTAGTAGCACCTCAAATAGACAGTTATGGTCTAAATCCAACTGTTGTTGAAACAGTTATAAGTTCAGTTAGATTCAATAATACTATTGGAGCAACTGGAGGTGGACCTGGAGACACATTAGAAGAAATAAGACTAAATACTTTAGCTAACTTTCCAACTCAATTGAGAAACGTAACTAAAGAAGACTATTTAGTAAGAATACTTTCAATGCCTAGTGAATTTGGAAACATTACTAAAGCATATGTAGCTCAAGACTTACAAACAAATCCAGACTCAGACAGACCTACAGTAACGTCAGTAAATCCTTTAGCTTTGAGTTGTTATATTTTAACAACAAACACAGATGGTAAACTAACAAATGCTAATTTAGCTGTAAAACAAAACTTAAAAACTTACTTGAGTCAATATAAAATGTTGACTGATGCTGTAAACATCAAAGATGCATATTATGTTAACTTAGGAATTAACTTTGAAATACAAGTTTTACAAGGTTTCAATGCTCAACAAGTATTGATTGGCTGTATAAATGCTTTAAGAAATTTCTTTGACACTCAAAAGTGGTCAATCAACCAACCTATTATTTTGAGTCAAGTAGAAAATGCTATTAGTTGTAATAACGTAAATGGTGTTGCTGCTGTAAAAAAATTAGAATTTATCAATAAAGCAGGTGGAGTTTACAGTCCTTATAGTTACGATATACCTGGAGCAACTTTGGGAGGTATTATTTATCCATCAATTGATCCAATGATTTTTGAAATTAGATACCCAGAAACAGATATTATGGGAAGAGTAGTAGGAGCATAATAAAACAGACATGGCATTTAGACAATTATTTCCAATAAAAGACACAACAATTTATTCTTACTATCCTGACACAAATACAGGATTAGATCCTATAATGGAGTTTTCAAAACAAGATGAAAACAACGCTGCTAGAATACTTATTCAATTTGATCCAGCTCAAGTTACTCAAATTTTATCTGAAATAGGACCTAAACCTTATAAAGCATACTTGAGATGTTATGCATCTGAAGCTAGTTCTTTAGCAACAGACATGCCTATTGTAGTAAACCAAGTAGCACAAGAATGGGTAATGGGAACAGGAAGATTAGCAAATGTTCCTACTACATCAAACGGAGCAACTTGGATTGGACCTAAACCAGGTACAACTTGGTTTTTTGATAACATAATAACAACTGGTTCTTATTTGACTGGTTCTAATTACGTTAGTGGAGGAGGAAGTTGGGTAATCGGAAATGAATCAACTCAAGTAATTTCACAATACACACCACAAGATCTTTATATTGACATAACAAATCAAGTAACAGCACTGAATGGTTTTATTTTAAGAGTAAGTGAATCAGTAGAAAGTGATCCTAACTATCAATATCAATTAAGTTATTTTTCCAGAGACACAAACACAATTTATCCTCCAAGTTTAGTATTCTTTTGGAATGACAGTGTTTATAATCCTTATGTAACTCTAAGTAGTCAAGTAATAAACAATCAAAACTTTGACGTAACTATTGGAAACAATGATGGAGTTTATTATGCTGAAGACAATGTACAAGTACAAGTGTTTGCAAGAGACAGATATCCTCAAAGACAATTTGTAACTTCTTCACTTTATGAGTGGAATAAAATGTTGACATCACAAAGTTTTTATCAAGTAATTGATGTAGACACAAATGATGTTATTATTCCATTCAACGATCCTGGTACTTTGATTAGTACAACAACTGGTTCTTATTTTCAGTTAGACATGAATACTTTCGAACCAGAAAGATACTATCAAGTACAAGTAAAAGTAAATATAAGTGGTAGCTCATACATAAAAGCTACTGATAGTATGACATTTAAGGTTTCACAAAC